TGAAGCCAGAGGCTCTGAGATGTTCAAGGAGGATTGGGTCAAGTTTGGCGAGTCTCCTGAGTACGGTGACTACTACATAGCCATTGACTTAGCTGGCTTTGAGGAAGTAAACAAACAGCGTACCAAGAACAGTAAACTGGACGAGACAGCCATAGCAGTTGTCAAGGTCAACGACAGCGGACATTGGCACGTAGAGAACATAGTGCATGGGCGCTGGGAGTTGTCTGAGACAGCCAGAAAGATATTTGAGGTTGTGAGGGACTACAGGCCCATAGGTATAGGGATAGAGAAAGGTATCGCTAGACAGGCTGTTATGTCCCCGTTGACGGACATGATGAAGCGGTACGGGATGTTCTTTAGGGTTGATGAGTTGACCCACGGGAATAAAAAGAAGACTGATAGGGTCATGTGGGCGCTACAGGGCAGGTTTGAAAATGGTTTCATTACCTTATCCAAAGGTGAATGGAACAGTCGGTTCTTAGATCAGTTGTTTCAATTTCCTGACCCACTAACACATGATGACCTTGTGGACGCACTGGCTTACATAGACCAGTTGGCTAAGATAGCGTACACATACGACTTTGAAATAGATGACCATGAAGTTTTGGACACAGTAACGGGGTACTAAGATGGCTAAAAGAGGACTTTACTCAAACATACACGCTAAACGCAAGCGTATTGCCAGAGGGTCTGGTGAAACAATGCGTAAGCCCGGTTCTAAAGGCGCACCGACTGCCAAAGCCTTCAAACAGGCAGCTAAGACAGCTAGAAAGCCAAGGAAAAAGTAATGGAGTACGGTGACAACGACACCCTTGCCACTGAGCAACATATTGAAGATTGGGTCATAGACAAGTGCAATACTTGGCGTGACCACTACGAAACTAACTACGCAGAGCGTAACGAAGAATACTATAGACTCTGGCGAGGTATCTGGGCATCCCAAGACTCAGACAGAAAGAGTGAAAGAAGCAGAATTATCAGCCCTGCACTACAGCAGGCTGTGGAGTCCAGCGTAGCGGAGATTGAGGAAGCTACATTTGGTCGCGGTAAATACTTTAGTATTACTGATGACATGGACGATCAGGACAATCAGGACATTGTGTACCTGAGAACCAAACTCCACACTGACCTAGAAAAATCAAAGCTACGTCAGGCAGTAGGAGAGTGCCTCATCAATTCAGCAGTCTTTGGAACAGGGATTGGTGAGGTAGTGCTAGAGGAAGTCAAAGAGATGGCTCCCGCTACCCAACCTATCATGGGTGGTGAGTTGACAGCAGTGGGTGTCAATGTGACTGACCGAACAATGGTCAAGCTGCGACCCATCCTTCCTCAAAACTTTCTCATCGACCCTGTTGCTACCAACGTAGACAACGCGCTTGGAGTTGCTGTAGATGAGTTTGTATCTAGGCATCTTGTGGAGGAACTACAGGAGTCTGGAGTGTACGCTGATGTGTACGTCGGTAACGCTCCAAGAGACTACGAGTTAGAGCCTGACCAAGAGCTATCTAGCTATGATGAAGATAAAGTACGTATAACAAAATACTACGGTAAAGTACCTCGACATTTGCTTACTAAGTCTGAAAAAGAACTGATGATGGAGGACGATGAGGACATAGCTGAGATAGAAACACTTGTTGAAGATGAAGATGACACAAAAGAAAGTTTTTATGCGGAAGCAATCGTTGTTGTCGCTAACGGTGGCATACTCCTGAAGGCTGAAGAAAACCCCTACATGATGGGTGACCGCCCTATCGTTGCATTTCCTTGGGATGTTGTGCCGGGAAGGTTCTGGGGTCGCGGTGTTTGTGAGAAAGGCTTTAACAGCCAAAAGGCGCTTGATACAGAGCTTCGCGCACGTATTGATGCCTTATCCCTTACTGTACACCCAATGCTCGCTATGGACGCTACACGGCTTCCTAGAGGCTCTAGGCCAGAGGTACGCCCCGGCAAAATTGTTTTAACCAACGGTGACCCACGACAAGTCCTACAACCCTTTAACTTTGGTCAAGTTAGTCAGATTACGTTTGAGCAAGCCAATGCGTTACAAAGAATGGTACAGATGTCTACAGGAGCGATTGACTCTGCTGGTATTCCCGGAAGCATCAACGGTGAGGCTACTGCTGCTGGAATTAGCATGTCTCTTGGTGCTATTATTAAGCGTCACAAACGCACATTAATAAACTTTCAAGACTGTTTCTTAATACCGTTTGTTAAGAAAGCTGCGTGTCGTTACATGCAGTTTGACCCTGAAAACTACCCTGTTGCTGACTACAAGTTTGATGCTACTTCCACACTGGGCATCATTGCGCGTGAGTACGAAGTAACACAGCTTGTACAGCTTTTACAAACAATGTCACAGGACTCACCTCTGTACAATACTCTTATAGAGTCCATCATTGACAACATGAACCTGTCAAACCGTGAGGAACTGACTGCTAGACTACAGGAAGCGGCACAGCAATCACAACCTACTCCAGAGCAACAACAGTTGGCACAGGCTGCACAACAGGCACAGCTTGCCTTCCAGCAGTCTCAGACAGCAGCGTTGAATGGACAAGCTACTGAGTCACAAGCCAGAGCGCAGAAGATGGCTGTAGAAACTCAGTTGGCACCACAGGAGCTAGAGATTGACAGGATCAAAGCCATCACAACCAACCTACAGGCAGGCGATCAAGACGATAAGGAGTTTGAACGTAGGCTGAAGATGGCACAAACCATGCTGAAAGAGAAAGAGATTGATCTCAAAATTGGACAGCAGCAACGGCAAGGACAGTAACATGGTAGTAACCTCCGTACAATTTCAAAACGCTATTGACCAAATCAACGCCAAGTTTGCAGAACTTGAAAACAAGATTAAGGAACTAGAAGCTAAGAATGAAGCGAAAAAGCCAGCGCAGACGCGCAAGACTAAACAAGAGGCTGCCTGATGGCGAAACCAAGGAAAGGAAAAGCGAAAGTAAAGATAACTTCTAAGGGAAGGAGAGTCTCCTATGGGCAGGCTGGCCCAGCAAAAGGCGGTGGCCCTAGAGTCAAGCCGGGAACCAGCAAAGGAGACAGCTACTGCGCTAGAAGTTTAGGTATTAAAAAACGACTGCCTAAGTCTAAACAGAATGACCCTAACACTCCAAACAATTTATCGCGTAAGCGTTGGAAGTGCGTAGGGGCTAAGTCAAGAAGAAAATAGGAACTAACATGATGGAAGCTGAACTTGTACCTGTGATTGAGAACCCCGAAACAAGCATTATAAGGCTTAACACAGAAACAATCTCTTACCTTGGAGGTTCTTTAATTGAAGCACAAGACATCGACATACAGTTAGAAGTTTTAGACATGATTAAAAAGCATTCTGCTTTTGTACTAGAGACTAGCGAAAAAATAGTAAACAGAAAGTCCGGCAGTTTACGGGCAGTATAATAAGGAAAAACAATGAGTGATGGAAGTATTAGAATACCTCAGTGGGGTCTACCTATAGGCGCTGCTGCTGTAAGTCTAGCAGTTGCTTGGGGCGTATTACAAGCTAACACTGCACACGCATCAGAGGATCGTGAGCGCATAGCCCAGATAGCAGAGCAAGCTGCGGCAAAGGCACAGGCCAACGGGCAAGCACAGGCAGTGACGGAGCAGAAGGTCGAAGCAATCGTCAACTCGTTGGCTCGTCAGGAGAAGATCCAAGAGAAGACCAACGAACAGATACAAGCTCTCGTACAAGCTCTCTTGAGCAAGGATTAGTCTATGATCCAGAACGACCAAACTTATTCTGCGACATGCGAGAATACAGAATGCTACGCTACGTCCAACCCCCAGCAAAGCGACACAAAGTTGCGGAGATGTGGTTGCGCTACAACTACAAGAAGTGTGGATACGGAGCGACTGTGTATGTGCGTAACCAAGGGCCAAGAGTCCTTGGAACAGCGTGGGACACAAAGCTGCTGCTGTTAACGTGGGAGCTACAGGCACCTACGGCTATCCGAACACAGGCTGTTAAAAAGAAAAGAAGAATTTAATGGAAACTATGCTAATCTTTATGTTGGTAATTCTTGAAAAGAACGTACCTACGCTTGAGATAGCATTCCGCGAGTTGACTTCTTGCATTGAGTACAAAACAGCCTTAGTGCATCAAGATGTAGGCGAACACGCTATTGTAATGCCCAAGACTAGACACTTTGATGCGTATTGTGAACCCAGAGTAGTGCCTGTGTCTGATGTAGGTACTAAACTGTTACTTAGAGACCCACCCAAAAGAGAGGAAGACTGATATGCCAATGGGAAAAGGAACTTACGGAAGCAAAGTAGGACGCCCACCTAAGAAGAAAAAAACAATGCAGCGGCGAACTGCACGCAAACCTGTTAAAAAGTAAAAATAATACTTGACTTTTTGTCAAAAGTATGATATAATCTAAACTGTATCTTAAACTAATTAAGGGAATACATAAGATGACTAAAGAACTTGAAGTTTACTTTGCTAACTACTTTGAGATGTTTCGTTCAGAAGGTTGGAAACAACTTCTTACTGATCTAAACCAAAATGTAGCGCAGATAAACTCAGTTGAACAAACAACAGATAACGATAACTTGTACTTCCGTAAAGGACAACTTGCAATACTCGCCACTCTGTTTAATTTAGAAACTCAAATAACTAATGCTGAAAAAGAAGCTAAAGAAGAACCACAAGAAGAACTAGAGCTAGAAGCATAATGTTCAAATTGTACGACTTCAAATGTCTTAATGGGCATGTATTTGAAGCACTAGCAACTGAAGACCAACACATTATTAGGTGCGAATGCGGTTACAGTGCTAAAAGGATTATCTCCCCTATCAGGTCTAAACTTGATCCCATCAGTGGGGACTTCCCTGACGCCACTAGGCGTTGGGCTAAGTCTAGGGCGAGTCACATCCAATACGAGAAAAAGCAAAGTTCGTAGCTAGAACCCTTTTTTAATCTCTCCATAATACTAAGGTACGGAGTTTAATAATGGCTAAAATAATTGAGCGTGAGGATGAGCAAGCGTCTACGGAAGACGTATTTGCTGAACAAGAGCAACCAGAAGTGGAAGAACAGGCAACCCCTAGTGAACCTGAGATTCCTGAAAAGTATCAAGGCAAGTCTGCACAGGAACTTGTACAGATGCACCAAGAAGCTGAGAAGTTATTGGGGCGTCAAAGTTCTGAGGTAGGCGAGTTACGCAAGGTTGTTGATAATTACATTCAAGCACAACTCACAACGGCACCACAGCAAGAAGAAAAAGTCGAAGAAGTAGACTTTTTTACTGATCCTGAAAAGGCAGTAGCACAGGCTATTCAGAACCATCCTAAAATTAAGGAAGCTGAATCAGTTAGTCAACAGTACAAGATGCAAACTGCATTGTCTGCACTGAAGACTAATCACCCTGACATGGAAAGTATCCTACAAGATACAAAGTTTGCAGAGTGGATTCAAGCATCTCCGGTTAGGACGAAGTTGTTTGTAGCGGCAGATAAGCAGTATGACTACGAAGCTGCTGATGAACTTTTCAACCTTTGGAAAGAACGTCAACAGATGATTGGTCAAGCTGCAAACGCTGAAAAGCAAAGCCGTAAACAAGCAGTACGCACAGCTAGTACAGGCAATGCCAGTGGTAGCTCTGAATCAAGCCCCAAAAAAATCTACAGACGCGCAGACATTATTAAACTTATGAGAGAAGATCCTCATAGGTATGCTGCTCTACAAGATGAAATAATGAGAGCGTATGCTGAAAAGAGGGTCAAATAGTATATCTGAGGAGATATTAAATGACTGATTCTACATATCCTGCCACTGGGGGGTTTGTTGACAATACTAGTGCAGCAACCTTTATCCCAGAAATTTGGAGTGATGAGATCATCGCTTCATACCAAAAGAACCTTGTTTTAGCCAATCTTGTAA